CGGTTCTTGTGCAACACCGTACTGCGCGGCGATGGCAATCTCGTCTGGCGTGGCTGGGTCGATCGCCTGGCTCACCTCTGCGGCGGCTTCTTCCGGTGACATCGAGTCGATATCGGCGTCGGTCCACAGCATCTTGCGAAGCGTGGCACGGACTTCCGGGGGGACGCTGGTCGAGGGTGTGGCCGGAGGTGGCATGGAAGGCGCAATGGGCACTGCCGCCTCCTGCTCCACCTCCGGCGCGGCGGGAGCGGCGGCTTCTGGCGATCCGCGCTCAACCGCATCCGGCTCGGTCGAGGTCTCCAATGGCGCTCGCGCGTAACGCTCGGCAGGGTGCGTCACCACCTGCTGATTGTTAGCGTCCGCCGCACCGCCCTCGCCCTTGCCGAATATCGCGCGTCCGGTCTTGGACACGACTTGCTCGCCCACCTTCAAGCCACCGCCGACGATGCCGCCGATTGCAGCCGACTCGGCCACGCCATCCATGATGTCTTGATCGGGCTTGTAGACGTAGCGCGCAATGAGGTTCTGCGCCGCCTGCTGAACGGCTTCCTGACCGCCTTCGGCTGCCGCCTGTGCAAGCACCTTCCCGACGGCTCCGGCCAACTTGCCGGCGAACGGCAGCGGCACGCGCTCGAACAGCGTTTCGATCGGGATTTGCTCTGTGAGACCGGGATATCGGCCCAACCTGGCCGCTTGGATGATCTGCTCTTGCGTCGCGCCCTTGGAGATAGCGTCATCGATCTGCTGACCGCCCGTCGCCAGTGAGCCGCCGACAACGCCGGCAACCGGGCCAAGGCCGGGCACCGCGCCAGCCGCCATGAATGGAACGGTCGAGCCAAGCCCTTCCGAGATCGACCGCGACCAAGTGTTCTCATAGTCCTCGGCTGCCGGGAAGTTCTCGGCGGCATAGTCCTGCATCGCCTGCCCTGCTTTGAACAGGGATGTGTCCTGAATTTTCTCCTCCGGCATGATGTCGGCGTTTTCGCCGAGTCCTGCCAGCGCCTTCACGCCACCATCGACCGTGAGCGTTCCGTTTCGCACCTGCGAAGCGACGGCCAGAAGAACGATTTCCTTCAAGCCGCGAATGCCCTTGTTGGCCTTGCGCTGCCAGTCCACCCATTCCGTGTTCGTCATGAGCGGGATGCGCTCGAAGTCGGTTACCAAGCTCTTGACGGCTTCGCGCTCTGCCGGCGAATTGGCCTGTTCCGGGGCAAGACCCTTGACCATGGAGCCGATGGCGTTGATCGCTCCGGCTGCGATGCCCTTGCCAACTTCGGGGAAGAACGATCCGCCTTCCTCCTCGGCGATCGGCTGGGCCGGCTTTACGCTCGGCGCGGCGTATTTCGCCCATGGGCCTGCGGCCTTTGCGCCGGGCGTCGGCGACGGGCTGGGCGTAACTGCATCGACCGTAGGGGCTGCATACTTCTCCCACGGGCCACGGATCGCGTTTTCAGCCATTTACTTTTCCAGCGTCCAGTTGTTCGGGTCTGCGGGATCGCCGCCGTTGAAGCGGTATCCATCTTCTACCGTGCCGGCAGCCGGTGCGGATAGACCACCGCCTGTGGATAGGCCGGCTTGCCCGCCGCCCGTCACCTGCTTGGTCAGGCGCTCGCGGGTCTCATCAATCACCTTTTTGCGCTCATCCGGCGAATAGATGTTTTCTGCCGCCGCCTGCGCGATGCGCTCGATTTCGAGTTGCTGCGAGACTGATATGCCGTTCGTCTTGGCGAGGTTTTTGATTTCCATGGCCGTTTTCTGGTTGGAAAGCTCGGCGGAACGGTTAAGCCGCGACTCGGATGCGCGCCGCAACTCCATTTCCTGCGCGTCTTTTTCGTCGGCGCGCTTCATCTTCAAGGCGTCTTGGCTGCGGTCGTAGTTCACCTTCTCGGCGTCGGCTGCGGCCTTTGCCTCGGCCTGTTCCTTGGCGTCGTAATAGCCGCTCGCGCCGCCAAAGCCGCTCCCGAAGGCGAGGAAGGGATCGCCGCGCCCCGTCCTGATGTTGGCCGCGCCTGCACCGAAGGCGCGCACCATCGAGCGAAGATCGCGACCGCCAAACAATTGCGAGAGAGGATCGACCGGCGCTGCGCTTTGCGGGATGGCCGGCTCCTGCGCAACCGGAACGGCTGGTTCTTCCTGCGGCATGGCTGCGGGTGCGAATGATCCGCCTGGCAGTTGAGCCATGGGGCGATCGGGCGGGATCGGGCCAACCATAGGCAGCCTTATTTGCGGCATCGGCGGACCCTGTACCGGGCGTGGGGCTGCGGATGGCGTCTGCGCGGCGGCTGGGGAGCCTCCAAGCAACTGCATGAGCGTGTCTACGATCGAGGTGTTGGCGATGGGCATTGGTTACCTCCCCGCCCCTTCGCGGCCCGGATTACGGATATTCGGAGCCTGATAACCCGGCCTCGTCGGCGTGACCGGCGCTGGCGTGACTGGTGTCGTGGGCGTTACCGGCGCTTCCGGCAGGGAGGTGACGCCAAGAAGCTGCTGGACAGGATCAGCGGTCGGTGCTTTGGGCTGATACCAGTACGGGGTTCCAGCGTTCGCCCCAAGGCTTGCCATGCCAGATGTCGGCAGGAGACCGCCCTGCTGTGTGTTCATCCCCAAGTTCTGGCGCATGGCGTTCGAATAGCCCATCGGGCCATTGGTGATGATGTGCTGGATGAGCTTGGCGAAGGCGTCGCCGCTGACCGGGTTGCTCGCCTTCCCGTCCTTCACGTCCGACCCCATGAGGGAGTTGAGAGCGTCGAGTGCCATGGGTTACCCCTCCTTAACCGAACAACGCGCTGATGCCGGAGCCTAGCAGCCCCCACAAGCCATCGTTGGAGCTTTCCTTGCTGGTTGCCGTGGTGGAATACGGCGCACCGTTGATCGCGCCGAGAATGCGCATGGCGTCGTCGTACTTCTTGTTCTTGATCGCCTCTTGGAAGCTCTGAATGGCGACGCGCTTCTCCTCATCGGCCTCGCGCTGCACCTGCCCGGAGTTGAACAGGGCGTCGTTGACCGCGTTCCACTGGTCTTGATACTGCCGGCCAAGCCCGGCGACGCCTGACGCAGCGGTGAGTTTGTTGGCCTGCTGGGCGAAATCGTTTTGCGAGTTGGCCGTATCGACGCCGAACTTTGCCGATCGATCGCCTGCTCGGATAGCCATCGCCGTATCGAACGCATCCTTGTACGCCTGGCCGGTCACATCGGCGACATTGCGCGCCGTGGTGTCGTAGATGTCGCCTTCGAGAACGCCGTGGCGGGCATCGCCGAAGGCTCCCGACATGGTGGCACCGTCGGCGAGGTCGCGCCGGCCAATCTGCGCCTGCTTGTTCAACTCCCTGATCTGCGGCTGCAAAATCTGCTCAAGATACGGGTTCATGTCGCCCGCGATCGAGCCAAGCCAGCCGCTTTCGTCGGTGAGCTTCGTCGTGTTGATGTCGGCAGGGTTGAAGCCGGCGACGCTATCGAGCAAGCCGCCCGCCTTGTTGATGCCGAACAACTCGGCCAAGTCCTGATCGGCCATCCAGTTGACGTTGCCGATCGCCTTGTTCTGGCCGTCGGAAAGCGGCGTGTAGAGCGACTCGCCCGGCTTCGAGCCGTAGACATAATTGTCGCCGCTCTTGGTCCAGTCGGTGATCCCCTTTAGCGCATCTTTAGTCGGCGTCTCGATGTAGGCCGGTACGGTGTTGCTGCTGGTTGTCGTGGTTGCCATGGTGTCAGCCTTTGACCACTTCCGCCGCCTTAAGGTCGGCGATCAGAGTTGCGAGGAAGTTTGCGATATCGCCCGCCGTCGCCGTCGAGGCGTCGAGCGTGCGGGTCTTGGTGTAGTTCGTGACGGTGTAGCCGGCCACAACGTCGATGAAGCGCTCGGCGTGCGATGCTTGTTCAATCTCGCGAAACGCCGCCAAGACGAACTTGTCGAACGGGTTTGAGGTGGCGGTGCGCGGCGCGCCAACGGTTACGGGCCTCATCCGATCGATCCCCGCTTCTTGCCGGCTACGCTCACTTCAAGCCCCCACCTGCCAAGCCTAAAATCGCCGCCCAGCACGTTTGAGGTGATGGTCATGCCGAACTGGCGACCTGACACGCGCGCATCCACAAGCTTGTCTGTAGGCTCGCACGGTAGCGTCTCCTCATGCATGATATCGTCCCTCGGATGATCCTTCCCGTAGATATGTACCATGAGTGTGCCCGCCTGGCGCTTGCAGTCGGGGACAAAGCCAAAAATATCAACGGAAGTGTTGTCGCCGTCGATGTCGCTGGGAGCGAGTTCGATCCATGCCGGCAGGATCGTGCCGTCATCGTCATGCGTTTCGTCAACGTCGTGAATGTAGATGGTGCCGTTGAGGCCGAACAGGATCGGGCGCGTTTCACCTGACTGGTATCGAGCATGGGCGCTGCGATCCCATGTCCCGTTCACCCATGCGTAATTGTTGTCGATGCTGACCATCACGTACAGATTTGGTTCGGTCGATCCTTGTGACGGATAGACGAACCACACCTCGTTGTAGGTCGGGTTGTAAAAGGCGAACGTCTTGGTGATGTGTTCCTTGTTGATGCTGCGAAACACA